GCCCGACCCCAACCCCTTGGGGGACTTTATCCGTGACCGCAGAAAGGCGCTCAAGCTCTCCCAGCGGGAGCTTGCGGCGGCCAGCGGCGTGAGTCACGGCTACATCGCCAACCTGGAACGCGGTTTCGACTATGCGACTGGAAAGCCCACGAGTCCGTCGATGGAGAAGCTCGAGATGGTTGCCAAGGGGCTCCGAGTGTCATTTGAGGAGTTGCGTGCTGCTAGTAAGCACATTGGTGACGAGCAGAGCATCCGTCTTGCCAAGGCCAGAGAGGTTCTCGCTCACGCCGGAGGGAGCGCGTCTGGCGCTTTGTCGGTCTATGAGCCTGGGATTCTGATTCCGCGGCCGGTTCCCCAGTTGGCGCCCGTCGCGGTTCCGCTCGCAGGTAAGGTTGGCTGCGGCAATCAGCTTGATTTACACCCAGCTGGCTACATCGACCTCCCGCCAGAGGTTGCCGCCAAGGGTGACTTTGCCGCAATCGCTTACGGCGACTCGATGAACAAGATCATCCAGGAGGGCGACGTGCTGATGGTTCGGCGGACGAGCACGGCCAAGAGCGGCCAGGTGGTCATCGCCAACGTCGAGGGCGAGGGCTCAACCTGCAAGCGCCTCAAGAAAACCGCGCACGGCTGGATCTACCTTGAGCCTGAGAGCTACAACGAGGAACACAAGCCCATAAGGCTCACTCCTGAGGGAGCAATTATCGGCGTGGTCACCTACGTCCACCGCCCAGGACTTTCTCTCGAATAGAGGCGGGCCTTCGGGCCCGTTTTTCAGTACATATGATCGGAACGGAAATTCACATGACACATGTCGAGTTTGAGGGCGCTCATGCTTGAGTTCATCTTGTTCGGTGTTGGACTTATGGCTGGAATCGTTTTCGCAGCTTTTGCGGGTGCCAATATGCTGCTGCCGTTCCTGTACAGTCTGCCGGTTAGCTTGTGGCTCGTAGCCAAGCGCCAGCTTCGCCCGGTAGCCCTGCTGTTCATCCCCGTCGGCCCTATGGTGTGGGCGGTCGCGCTCATTGCTCTCGGATACGTGCTGGCGAAACTGGCGCCGAGCGTTCTCGACTTTGCCCTGAATAACGTCGGCTTCATCATTGGGCAATGGGTGGGCCTGGCGATGCTGATGTGGTCGTTCCTTACGCCAGGCGGTCGCGCGAGAATGTTTGACGACTATGCGCGAGTTAATGCCCGGTTTATGCGGACGGACGTCCCCGCGGACGCCGTCGTTGCGAGGGATTGAGCGTGCTTGCGTTCCTGGTTGTTCGCAGCCTTGGAGTCCTTGGCTCTGGCTTGGCGCTGGCTGGCTCGATGACGGGGTCATCGGTGCTGTTCTGGATCGGCGTGGTAGTCCTGGCCTTCGACGTCATCATGGATGGGCTATCTGGGATGCCTGTTCCAATTGCGGAACTTATGACAGGAGTGACGTTCCACTTCTTCGGTGTTGCTTGGACACCCGCGATTCTGTACGGGTTCCTGATCTGGGGCGCCCTTGGTCTCGGTGGCGCTATCCTCGCAGCCGCAACAGGGAAGGTGCCTACATAGGCGATGCAGCCCACAACTCTCGACTGCCCCTTCTGTAACGCCCCGGTCCCCTTCACGAAGGGGGATCGGATGCTGGCGTGCGAGGGGTGCGGGAAGCGAACCGACTTGGATAACTACGTGGCCAGCTACGAGCTGATGCTGAAGTGGCCTGAGGTGTTCTTGAAGGGGATGGACGACGGATAGACCACAACCCCGTCACAAATAACAATGCTTGCAACATTGGGATGTCTTGTAACAGACAAGCTCATGGTTTATAGTGGCCTTGTGCCAGAGGCGAGCGGTTCAAACCGGCTCTGCGACATGCTTTCCGGCATTTTACCCCCTCAGCGGCGAGCGCAGCGCCAGAAACCCCGGAGAATGGCTTATGGCCTCGCTTGACCCCTCTGAGTTCTCCAAATTACCCCTGTTCGATGTCGTCGCCTACAAGGAGACTGCCGACACTCATCTTGAGATCGGTGTTTTTAAAGGTGGCGTCCCTTTCATGACCGGCCGCTCCCTCGCGCGTGCCGCTGGTATCGCTGGGAGCACCATCAGTGAACTGTTTGCGGCATACGCTGACGGCGGCGAGAGTGCCCGCAACAAGAAGCTGAAGGAACTGTTTGACGCCCACGGCTTCTCCGGGTCCTATTTTGGGTTCCCGGCGACAATCAACGGAAGGGCGTCCCTGGCCTATCCAGGCCCCGTATGCATGGCCATCCTGGAGTACTACTCGTTCCACGCCGGCCAGAACTGCAAGGCCGAGGCCGCCGCGTCCTTCCGCCTGCTGGGCCAGAAGGGCTTCCAGACCTTCGTTTACGAAGCGACCGGATATGGTCGCGATGACCGCCTCTCCGCTTACTTCGACCGCGTCGCCCTGAACAACGTTATCCCTACTGGTTTCTTCAGTATCTTCAAGGAGTCGGACGAGATTATCGTGGCGCTGATCGCCGGTGGCCTCCCGGCCGACCAGACGACGGTCCCCGACATCAGCCTCGGGCAGCACTGGAGCCGCCATTGGAAGAGCGCTGAGCTTGAAAAGATCCACGGTGCGCCGTCGAGGTTCCCCCACAACTACCCCAGCACCTATCCCCAGAGTGCCGCGAACGTCGAGGCCTTGATCTACCCCGACGGCGCGCTGCCTGAGTACCGCCGCTGGGTTCGCGAGGTCTACATCCCCTCGAAGTTGCAGCCCTACCTCACTGGCAAAATCGCCAAGAAGCAGCTGAGCTCTGCGCAGGTCGACCAGATCATGGCCGCCGTCTCGCCTCTGTCTCTTCAGGCGCCCCAGCGTCGGCCGGAGCTTGGTCCAGGGGCTTAGCGCCATCGAGTGGTATAATCGAACAGACAATCGAAGGCCCCGGCAGCGCGCGAACGCTCCGGGGCTTGGCGTTACCTGCTGGGAGGTTCCGCATGGGCGAGCATACCACGAAACGGAAGGCGTTCCTCTACTGCCGCGTGAGCGACCCCACCAAGGGCTCGCGCACCGACCCCCTGGCCTCGATCCCCCGCCAGCGCGACGAGCTGACCCGGATGGCCCAGGAGGACGGCGTCCGCATCGTGGAAGTGTTCGAGGAGGCCCAGACCGCGCACGCCGCAGGCCGCCACGCCTTCGACCGGATGATGGCGCGCATCGTCGAGGTGGATGCGGTCTACGTCGTGGCCTACGACCGCCTGACGCGCATCCCCGACCCCTCCGAGCAGGAGAAGGTGCGCAAGGCCTTCGTCGCCGCGGGCACGGACATCGTCACGCCCGGGACGATCTGGCGCTACTCGGATCCCGACTTCGACACGCCCGAGACCCGACTCAACCAGCGCGTGCAGGGCCTCTTCGCCGCGCACGAGTGGGAGACCATCACCCGCCGGCTGCGCAAGGGCAAGCTCCGCCACGTCGAGCTCGGCAAGTACTACGGCCAGCCCCCGGCCTACGGCTACGCCTTCCACCACGACCCCCAGACGGGCAAGAAGGTCTTCACGGTCGACGAGGCCCAGGCCACGGTCGTGCGCCGGGTCTTCGACCTCTACCTGCAGGGCGAGGGCCAGAACGCCATCGCCCAGGCGCTCAACGCCCAGGGCATCCCCTCCCCCAAGGGCCTGCGCTGGAGCCAGGCCCAGATCGCCAGGATGCTCAGGCAGGAAGCCTACGCCGGCCTCTCGGGCTACCGCAAGCACCGCAAGGGTGGCGCCAAGCGCACGGACACGATCCTCGTGGAGTCCGTCGACCTGCCCGCGATCCTGCCCCGCGAGGTCTGGGAGCGCGCCCAGCAGGCCGTCGCCGTGCGGGCGCGGCACCACCGCCACGGCTACAACCAGCACCCGCTCTCGGGCATCCTGCGCTGCCCGGGCTGCCACAAGACGATGGTCTCGCACGGCAACTGGTCGGGCTCGCGGCTGCCGGCCTACTACGCCTGCCGCTCGCTCCGCAAGGAGTTCGAGTGCCCCGACCGCCAGATGTACCGGATGGAGGAGGCCCACCGCGCCGTGATCGCCTGGCTGCGGCGCGAGATCCCCCGCTACGTCCGCGGCGAGCACACGGTGGCGCCCTCTGCGCTCGCGCCCTCCGAGGAGGACAAGGCCCGGCTGCTCTCGCTCGCCCAGAAGCGCCTGGACGAGGTCAACCGCCAGTGGAACGGCATCCTCAAGCTGATGGCGCTCGAGACCATCACGGAGGCCGAGGGCGCCGAGCAGCTCGACCGCCTGCGCGACGAGCGCGCCCAGGCCCAGGCCCAGCTCGAGGAGGCCCAGCGCCAGGCCGAGGCCCAGGCCGACCGGACCCACCAGCGCGAGGCGATCAAGGCCATCGAGCCCCTGCTGGATCGCCTGAAGCCGGGTATGGAGGGGCTGCGGGAGTTCTTCGAGGCGATGCTCCTGCAGGTCTACCTGAAGAAGCGGGGCAAGGCCAAGGACAACAAGACCATCATCCTGGCCGTCCGAAAGGCCCAGATCGCCACCGAGGAGTGGATCAACGGCGGTTCGCTTTCTACAGTTTAACGCGCGGTTGCTCAACCAGGTTTCATTCTGTAGATGACCCCGCAAGGCCGGCCGTCGAAAACTTAACCATTGGCCCACCATAAAACCCTTGCCTGCATCGAACAGGTGTTCTAATCTGGAGCAAGCATTAGATGGGAGGTGCGGATGAAGGCAGGGAGGCTTCAGCGCGAGGACGTGACCCGGCTGGGGGTGTCGGTGGGCCTGCGGCGGCCGTCGTATTTCTCCTGGTCGCTCTGGTGCGGGTGCAAGCCGCCGGAGTCTGAGGTCGGGGACGAGGAACATAATATCGCCAGGGACATGGCCGCCCGGGCGATCCTGCGCGAGGTCAAGGCCATCGTCAACCGGCACCAGGGCCCTGGGGGCGGGCGCTACCACTTCTTCGACGTGAAGGTGGGCGGGCGCCGGCTCGCGCTGGTGGCGGACCTGGCCGAGTCGGACGCGGTCTGCGTCCTGACCGAGTCGGAGGCCATCGACCAGGGTCTGTTGGATTTCTGAGAGAGCCGGTGTCACCCGCGGGTGACACCGGCTCCGTCTTGGCTAGGCCGCCTTCTTGGTGAACAGGCCGGCGGCGTTCGCGGCGGCCACGGCCTTGTCGACCACGTAGCCGAGGATCGCGTCGTTCAGCATGAAGCCCAGCAGGGCCTGGGGGATGCCGAGCGCCGCGCCGACCTGGGAGCCCTCCTCCTTGAGGAGCGCGATGGCCCTGGCGCGCTTGGCGGGGCCGTCGTCGTTGCCCATCGCGTTCTCGACGTGCTTGACCACGCCGGCCACGACCAGGGAGCCGGCATCGAGGATGGCGAACAGGGTGGTGATGTTCACGGGGTTTCTCCTTACTTGATGAACTCGAGGGGGATGGCGTGGGCGGTCAGCTTGTCGAAGTACCACAGGGCTTTCTTCAAGATGACCTCGTGCTTCTCGCCGACGTCCCAGCGGTCAGGGTAGTAACCGTCGGCCTTGGCGAAGAAGGCGTGGTCTGCGATGACGGGGGCGATGATGGTTCGTCCTGTGGCGACCAGCGTGCCCCCGCGCAGCTTCAACTCGGGCAGTTCGACGTGCCCGCGGGGGTCGAGGCCGAAGCGTAGGCAGAGCTCGGCGACGAGCTTGGCGTTGCGCTCGATCTGGATGGGCGTGACCGGGTGTCCGGCCGCCATCGCGCACATGGAGGTGCCGATGTTGCCGGTGTTGCGCATCCACGTGTGCGCGCCCTTCTGGCCCAGGGGCAGCGTGGGCACCACCGTGCCGTCGCCCTGGACGCAGAAGTGGTATTCCGGGAACGTCTGCTTGTGGTTGCCGGCCGTCCAGTGGAGGGTGATCAGCTTGGGTCTTCCGAGGGGCTCGGTCATAGGTCGATGAACCTCACGAGAAAGAGCGCCCCGGCCGTAGCCAGGGCGCCGAGGGCGAGGGCGAGTTTCTGACGCCGGGTCTTCATCGGCCCTCCTCCCGCTTGACGACCTCGAGGATCTGGTCGACGCGGGCCCTGATCTCGGTCAGGGCCTTCTCGAGCGAGGCGTGGTTGAGGTCGAGCTTGGCGTCGGCGATCTTGAGCGCCGCGGCGTTGTCGGCCGTGGCCGCCACCAGCTTCTCCACCTGGGGCGCGAGGAACTTCCCGCACTGGTAGAGGAAGAAGCCCAGGGCGATCAGGACCGCGACGGGGAAGCCGACCTTGTCGACGAACTGGGAAATTTGTTCAAGGGTCATCGGGGGATCTCCTGTCAGGGGGTGGGGGAGACAGGAGGCGGCCGGAACGCCTCCGGTTCCAGCGCGAGCCGGACGCGCCGGGAGTCCTCAGGGGAGATGACGGCCGAGGCCGATACAGGGGTGTGCATCACGTCGCCGGGGTCCGCGACGTGGGAGAGGCCGAGTACGTGGCCCAGCTCGTGGGTCAGCACGTTCCGGCGGTGCTCCGGGACCACGCCCTCCGAGATCAGGACGTAGGGCCCCGCCTCGACGCGGAAGGCGAAGCCGTCGTAGGGCTTGCCGTTGATGGCCAGCTGGCCGGGCGTCGTGCCGAGGAACAAGGATCGGCGGCCCGCCTCCCAGGAGAAGCACAGCCGCTCGGTCGCGAGGTTCCAGGCCGAGGCCGCGTCCGTGACGGCCGCCATCCAGTCTCCCGGCGCGCCGTCCCAGCGCAGGCGGTAGGCGAAGCCGGAAGGGAAGGGAGAGGGCTTCGGGGTGGGGTCCGGCGCGGGCAGGGAAGTAGACGCCCCGCAGGCCACGAGGGCGAGCGGGGCGAGGAGAGAGAGGATCAGGGAGACGATCAGGCGGGTCATCGGGAGCCTGCTTTCTGGAGTACCTGCTTGGCCTTAGCCTCCCATGCCTTGTACTTGGCCTCCAGTTCGTTGGCCTGGCCTTCCAGGTCGGCCATTGCCTTGGCGTAGTCGTCCGCGGTGATCGAGCCCTGATCGAGCTTGCGGTCGAGGTCGCGGCCCTTGCGGGTGATCTCGTCGTACTGGCGCGAGAAGCGCGACTCGGCCTTGGCGTAGGCCTCCTGGAAGTCGATGGGCTGTATCTTGAAGCCGAGCACGTTGGCCGCCGCGGTGGGCACGTCGTAGCGGCGCCCGCCGTACTCGGCCATCCCCTTGATCGCCGTGGCGAGCTTGGGGAGGTGCTGGGTCACGAGCGTGGGGCCGAGCCCGCGCTTGAGGTAGTCGGCCGTGTTGTCCTCCGTGTCCGTGCGGATCGCCTTCTGGTAGAAGGGGTCGTAGTTGGTGGCGAGCCCGATGCCCACCCCGAGCGGACCACCCAGCGGGACCAGGGCCGAGGGCAAGCCAGCCTTGAGGCCGGTCAGGTCCGTCAGCCCCGGGATCTCCCGCTCGGGCAGCGCCGTGCGGTCGGTGGTGTCGAGCACGGAGCCCACGGGGTTCCAGTTGCCCACGTCGAGCATGAGCCTCTGGCCCTTGGTGTCCGTGCCGGGGAGCATTACGGTCTTGCCGACGCCCTTCTGGTAGTCGGGCAGCACGGCCTGGCGGCCCTCCTCCTGGGCGTCCGTCACCCCCGCGGCGAGCTGCATGCCCTTGGAGAGCGCGAGCCCGTAGAGCAGAAGCTTGGTCGCCTTGGCCGGGTTGGCGGCCACCAGCTCCGGGAGCCTGTCCACGGAGTAGGCGAAGGACTTCACGAAGGGCAGCACCGTGGCGGCGCCGATCCGCGAGAAGGCCGAGTTGACCCGGTTGCCGTTGTAGAAGCGGTCCTGGGCCTCCTTGACGGCCTGCTCTACGGGGACGCCTTTCTCCATCCGGCCCATCACGTAGGCCGTGCGGACCCAGTCGTCGGAGAACTGGTAGGCGTCGCCCGCCAGCTTGTCGAGCCCCTTGGCCACCTTGAGCGAGGCGTCGACCATCCGGGACCAGTCGATGGCCCCGGGGTCGGCCCCCGGCATCTCCGTGGCGCGCAGGCCGTCGCCGTAGAGCCCGAGATCATCGAGCCGCTGGATCAGCGGGCCCTTGGCCTTGAGGGCCTGGGCCGCCCGGGGGAGGTCGTAGGCCGAGCCGCCGGCCATCTCGAGCGTGATCGCGTTCTGGAAGAACTGGTTGGCGTGGGAAGCGGGGTTGAAGACGGTCTTGTACTTCTTCCAGATGTCCATCCCGGTGGCCTTGCGGACCACCGAGAGCATCTGGTTGAGGTTGCCGGCCTCGGTCAGCCCCTCCAGGTCGCGGGCGATCTCGGGGTGAACGTAGTGGCTCGCGAGCGGGCCCCATTGACGGACGCCCGTCTTGGCCTTCTGGTTGGAGAAATGGACCCAGCCCTCCGGGGCCGGCTGGGAGTCGGGCACCGCCCATTCGGGGTTTTCGGAGACGGCCTTGAGGACGCGGCCGTTGCGCAGGTCGCGGTAGGACTGCTGGGCCATCTTGCGCAGCGCCACGGAGACGTCCTTGACCTCGCCCATCCGGGCGCGCTCCTCGGCCGTCCAGTCGCGCCAGGCCCGCACGCGGCCGCCGCCCTTGGCTTGGAGGATCTTCCAGGTGCCCAGGTAGTTGCCGGCGTTGCGCCGGGAGACCGTCCGCTCGATGCCGCTCGCCGCATCGCGCACGATCACCTGGCCCGAAGGGGTCTCGCCGACCTTGCGCCAGTCGCGGTTGAACATCTCGACCGTCCTGGCGTCGAGGTCGAGCGCCTTGCCGCGGTGCAGCGAGCCCTTGAGCGTGGCCTTGGCCTGGCGGTAGATCGCGCCGAGCGGGCCGTTCTTGTTGAGGTAGGTGCGCGGGAGGTATTGGTCCTCCCAGGCCTTGAACTGTTCCGGGGTCAGCGCGCCGAGGTCGCGCAGCTCGCGGGAGATCGGGGTGGTCTTGGCGCGGACCGCCTCGGCCTCGGGCGTGGTCTGGGCGCGATCCGTCACCGTCTCGTAGAGCTTGGCCTGGTCGACACCCGCTTCCTCCAGCCGGCGGGCCTCCTGGACGAGCGCCTCGGTGTCCTTGGCGGTCCTCGCGGCCACCTGGGCGACCATGTCCTTGTACTCGCCGGGGGTGTCCGTCGAAAGGAAGAACTCGCCGACCGGGTTCTGCCGCATCCGGGCCTTGAGGGCGTCCTTGCCCTTGACCACGCCGCGGGCGAGGGCGCCGACGGGCTTGGCGAGGGTCTTGTCGAGAATACCCTCGACCGCCTGATCCGCCGCCCGCAGGGGGCGCCCGGCCAGGTCCGCCCCCGAGAGCGCGGCGTCGAGACTCTGACCCGCGGCCCGGCCGAGGGTCTCGCGCGCCTGGCGGCCGGCCTGGCCGTTGAGCGCGCCCAGGTCGAGCGCGCCGGTCTCGTCCGTCAGCAGACGGCGGAAGGTCGAGCCCTGGGGCTCGCCGAGGTCCTCGCGCGGGTAGGGCCTGCTGGCCACCACGCGGGGCTTGTCGCCCAGATGCGGCAGCCGGACGCGCTCCTCCAGCGCGTTCTCGTCGTAGTCCTCCAGTCGACGCATGTGCTCCTGGTCCCGGCGATGGCGGGCGACCTCATCGGGCGTGGCCTTGCGGAAGACCGAGCCCTTCGAGTGCGTGAAGCCCTCGACGTCGGCCGTCAGGTAGCGACCGCCGGGGCCGCCCTCTGGCGCGTAGGGTCGGCCGTGGTTGGCGGCATCCTCCAGCGCCTTCTGGTGGGCCGCCTCGGCCTGGGCTTTCGCCGCGTCCTCGGCCGTCAGATAGGGGTCCCCGGCGGCCCGGCGCTTCTCCAGGTCGGCCACTGCGCGAGCCTTGGCGCCTTCCACATCGAAGGCCTTGGGCGGCGCGTGGGGATTGAGGTGGGTCTCGGGATCCGCGAGGTGCTGGGCGTACTCGTAGGTCTTCCAGAGCTGGTCGTAGGAGAAGCGCCCCTCGCCGTAGCGCTGGGCCATCTCGTGCCACCACTCCACGAAGGACTGGTAGCCGCGGAGCATCTTGGCCGCGAGGACGTGGGCGTGCCCCGTCAGGACGTCCGTATCGATGCCGGTGTGCAGCCGACCCGAGGACTCCTTGAGGATCGCCTGGCCCTTGGCCTCGAGCGCGTCGGCGAGCGCGGCCAGTCGCGGGGGCTTATTGGGTGTGCCGGTCGTCGGGGTGGCCGTGGTGCCCCCGGCGGCTTCCGTGGGCGCCGCGGGGGCCTGCGCTTTTCCCTGCTTCATCAGGAGATCGGACATCTCCTTGAAGTCGTCCGGTCCGTAGAGGGCGGGGTTGGCCGGGGCGGGCTTGGCAACCTCGGGTCCGATGGGCGCGGAGTACTGCGCCTCGGCGTAGACCGGGGCGGCGGACTTCTGGTTCATCATGAGGGCGTTGCGCTCGAGCAGGTCGTCGAGCGTGTAGCCCTGGAACTGCTGAGCCAGCGCCTTGTTCGCGGCGTCCCGCTCGGCCAGGCGGATCGCGTTGGGGTGGACCGGACCGTAAGACTGGAAAGGCTTGGTGACGGGCTCGGCGTGGATGACCGTGCCGTCCGAAGGCAGCACGGGGCCGGAGGTCTTGGCCGGCAGCATCAGGGGCGCCTTGGGCTCGGGCAGCAGGCCGGCGAGGCCACGAGCGGGTGCCGCGGGCGCCGGGGCGGGCTTGGCCAGATGGGCGCCCAGGCCACCGGCGAGGCCGCCGATGGCCCCACCCAGGCCGGCCGAGATGGCGGCGTTGAGCGCCAGGTCGCCCGGGTTGATCGCCTGTTGGTCGGCCAGCTGGTTGCCGGCGTAGGTCGCGCCGCCGATGGCGCCCACCACGGGGGCGGTCCTGAGGGCGCCGCGCAGGGCCGCCTGGGCGACGCTGGCGGCGGGCTTGGCGAGCTTCGCCGCGGGCATCAGCGCGTAAGCCGGATCGGCCGCGCCGCCGAGCAGCTTGCCGGCCACGGCGGCGACTCCGGGCTCCACGGCATCGGGCGGGATCAGGCGGCCGTGGGCGGGTTGGCCCATCGCCCGGCGGGTCTGCTCGGACTTCGGCCAGCCCATCGCCTTGCCAACCGTGTTGTCCACGACGGCGTCCGCGACCCGCTGGGAGGCCCGGCGCGCAAGGCCGGAGGGCCCCTCGTCCAGCACGGACTGGGCGGCGCCGAGCGCCAGGTTCTTGGCGTTCTGGGCGAGGCCCTGGCCGAAATCCTTGGCGAAGCCCTGCGAGGCCTCGGCGGCCTGGGTGGGCTTGGTGTTGATGGCGTACTCCTGCAGGAAGGCGGCGCGGGCGGCCTTGCCCTGGGCCTGCCCCAGGGTCTTGGCGTAGAGCGCGCGGGCCTTCACCTGCATCTTGTGGTCGAGCGAGGCCCAGCGGGGGTCGCTCGTGATCTCGTCCCAGGTCTGATCGGGCATCTCGCTCACCTACTTCATCTTGGACAGCTGCTCGAAGAAGGCGTCCGCCGCGCTCTTGGCGCCGGCCGGCTGGGCGGCCTGTCGCTTCTTCTGGGCGTAGATCTCGGCCTTGGCCTTATAAAAGGCCGTCTTGTCGCCGAGGGGCTTCTTGGGGTCGACGCCGGTGGCCTGGGCGGCCTCGAGCTCGGCCTCGCGCATCGCGGCGGCGGAGTCGAACTTCTTGGCGGTCTTGCTCGGCGGCGCGGTCTTGTCGCCGGCCTGGACCTCGACCCAGGTGCCGTCCGGGTTCTGGACGAGCCGGGTCTTGGCGCGGCCCTCGCCCCGGTGCGCCATCGAATCGGCGTGCATCGACTGGGCGAGCGACATATGCATCCTGGCGAGATCCGCGGACTGCGCGAGCGCCGCCTGGCGGTCCTCGTGGGCGATGCGCTGGGCCTCGGTCAGCGGGGCGGGGCCGGGCTTGGCGAACAGTGGGACCGCGCCCCTATAGGCGGCGTCGTACTGGCGATAGATGCGCTCGGCCCGGGCGGGGTCGAGCGTGCCGGCCTTAACCGCGGTCGAGAGCTTGCCGAGCATCTCCGAGTTGCGGGAGGCGATCTGGGCGCGATGGCTCTCCTGCTGCTGTTGGAGGTAGGTCGTGGGGTCGACGTTCAGACCGGACGCCTGCAAGGCACCCATCAGGCCCTTGCCATCGCCGAGCTTCATCGCGAGATCGGCCCGATCGAGCGCGTCCTGCCTGGCCTGGCGCTGGCGGGTCTCCTGCTGGGTCTGCATCTGCTGGTAGGTGTTGGCGCCCTGGAGCGCGGCGCCCGAGGCGGCGTTGAGGATGTCGAGGAGTCCCATATCAACCTCCCATCTTGTACTTGGGGAAGCCCAGCGTCGGCAGCCTGGAGGCCGAGGGCAGAATCGAAGAGTAGCCCAGGCGGGGCGCCGCGTTCGGCTGGCCCGTGATGGCCGAGCGGGCCTGGCCGTAGAGTCCCTGGCCGGCGGTCGAGGGCGTGGCCATCGGCGAGTAGGTCGGCAGGGTCGAGGGCGCGTAGGCCGAGAGCCCCGCCGAGGGGGCGATTCTGGGAGCCGTCAGGCCGCTCACGGCGGCGCCGGCCGCAGGGGCCGCGGCGAGCCCGATCTCCGGGTGCCCGGCGTAGAGCGAGGCGCCCATCACACCCAGCGAGGCGACGTTGCCCAGCAGACTCGAGAGTTGCTGGTTGGACTGCTGCTGCTGGGAGTTGATCCACTCCTGGTCGTAGCGCCGCCGGTTCTCGATGGCCTGGTCGATGTTGTAGGAGTCGCTGAGCAGGCCGCGCTTCTGCTCCGTCTTCCAGCGGTTGAAGTTGTCCGCACCCTTGTAGGCGTCCTGGTAGAGGTTGTCCTGGCCCTGCATATGGGCCTGCAGGTAGCCGGCCCGCAGGTTGTCGGCCGCCGCGCCGCCCATCCCGAGCCCGCCCATCAGGCCGCCTGCCCCCTGGAGTGCGCGCGCCGCGAGCGCCTGGTTATAGGCCAGCGTGGCGCGGTCGTCCGAGGCCTGGAGCATATGCTTGAAGGCGTCCGAGTTGGTGTCGTAGGGGTTCTGCAGCGCGTCGATCTCGGCGCTCAGCCTGGCGAGCCGGGCCGCCGCGTCGCCGCTCGAGGCCAGGCCGCCCATCAGCCCGGCGCCCGCCGCCGGGGGCGCGGTCGCCGCCTGGATGGCCGCGGCCGGGTTGGTTGCCGTGGTCGGCGCGGTGGCGCCACCGCCGCCCGAGGCCGATCCCGTGGTCATCCCCTTGAGCAGCCCGCCGCCCGAGGCCTGCTCGTTTTCGACGGCCTTCTGGCCGTTGGCGGCGATCACGGCCGGGCTGAAGCGGCTGACCGGAGGGGCGTGCAGCGGGTCGCCGGGCAGCGCCGGCAGGCCCGTGGATGGCAGGCCGCCCAGGCTCCCGAGGCCGAGGTTGACAGCGGAAGCGGCGCGCCTTGCCAGCCACTCGTCGGGCGTCAGGCCCTCGGTCGCGTCGTAGCCCATCTGGTAGAGCTTGCCCCAGTCTCCGTCGAAGAGTCCCATATTGCCGTCCTTTCGTTACGCGATGCGGTGGCCGCCGAACCAGGTGGAATCCTGGCCGGTAGCGAGGGAGTAGGCGGCGCTCGAGTTGACCCACATCTCCACTACGTCGCCTGCGGCGAGCTTGATGGGCGGGCTCATGCCCGTGACCTGCGCGCCGCCCGCGCGGCCCGGCGCCTGGAAGGCGAGCGTGACGGTGGTCGTGGCCCCGCCCGACGTGACCTTGAGGTAGACCGAGAGGTAGTTGCCGACCGTCACCGAGTTGAACCAGGCCGATCCGGTGAAGACGTAGGTGCCCGCGGCCTGGGGCCTGAAGGTCCCGCCCGAGAACTCGCCGAGCGCGTCGAAGACCACCTTGTCGAAGCTGACCTTCTGGTTGGTCGAGGCGGGCGGCGTGGTGTTGAGATAGACCGAGAAGAGCGAGGGCGCGAAGGACAGCGCGGCCACGTCCTTCGCAAGGGCCTGGATGTGGCGGTCGAGCTCCTGGAAGGCGTCGCGCTCCTTGCCGAAGGGCAGGTTCTGCCAGAGGGTCGAGACGTACTTACGGAGGTTAAGTGCCATCGGTCACGTCCCCCGTGATGCGGAATCCGCGCACCTCGCCGGTCCCGTCAGACGACTGGATGGTCACGTAGAGGTGGGTTGCCGAGACGATCGGGAAGCGGCCGGACGCGGATGTCGTCCAGAACGGCGAGGAATCCGAGTCCTTCGTGAACTGCACGGAGACGGTCCCGGTCGCGTCGAGGATGAAGCGGCCCGGCCGGACCTGGTGCAGCGAGTTGCCCGCCTTGATCGCCCCGCTGATCCAGCCCCAGACCGCCTTCTCGGCGCCGCTCGCCCCGCCGTCGGAGGGCCGGATGCGCTTGACGGCGCCGGTCTCGTTCACGACGTAGAGCGCGCCGGCCTGGTCGGGGTAGCTGGTCAGCGTGCAGGCGGAGAAGGACTCGACCACGATCATCTTGACGCTCGAGAGGTCCCGCAGGTCGAAGCGCAGCCCGGCGGATCCGTCGGTCGTGTTGCCGAAGTGCAGGTAATAGTAGCCGTCGACGTACTGGCCGCTGGCCCAGCCGAACGCGTCGTAGGATTTCAGGGTGGCCTGGTCGAGCAGGCCGCGCGAGAGGATCTGGACGTTCGAGCCGTCGAAGAGCGCGAGCCCCTCGCGGGAGAGGAAGACGATCCCGTAGGGCGTGCGGGCGACGGTGTTCTGGTGGACGTACTTGACGCCGTAGGGCGCGTTCGTGCGCGCGATGGTCAGGGAGGTCTCGTCCGAGCCCGTCACCGCGAAGACGTCGTTCTCGCAGAACAGGAAGGCCTGCGGCCCGCTGATCACGATGGCGTTGATGCCGGGCGCGTTGACGCGGTACTGGTTCACGGAGGGCCAGTAGCCGGGCGAGTCCTTCGAACTCCAGCGCAGCACGTTGTTCGTCGCGCCGAACAGGATGCCCAGGCCGCCCGAGCCCTGGACGCCGCCGGGCAGGTAGAACGAATCCGCCAGGCAGGTCAGCAGGGGCGCCTCGGCGTGGTCGAGCGGGTAGACCGTGTTCGAGAGGTTGCCGCCCGAGGCCCAGTTCAGCGGCGCCTGCTTGTTCAGGCTCGAGCCGGAGTCCGTGTAGGTCGTGGTCGTGTTGTTGGCGATGGCGCCGACGTAGTAGAAGAACGTACTCGCGCCGGCCTCCGTGCGGTAGATGCGCCGCTGGACGTTCGTGCGGTTCGTGTCGCCGGTGGTGCTATAGGTCGGAATGGCCGAGAGCGCGGCGCCCGTGGGGCCAGCGGCTGAGCCCGCGACGAACTGCGGGTTGGACTCCTGGCCGGTGTCGGGGTCGTAGAAGGTGATCGCGTAGAAGCACGCGCCGCCGGACCCGCCCGAGACGGCAGGGGAGCCCGCGGGGGCAGCAAGGCCGAGCTTGTAAGCCTTGCCGTTGGAGAGCATCTGGCGGACCTGGTAGCCACCGCTCACGTCCGTGTAGTAGGTGACGCGGTTGCCAGAGGCGTCGGGGGCGTCGACGTAGGCGTCGAACCCCGTGGTGCCCTTCCAGGTCCCGTCGGCCATGTAGTGCAGGCTGCGGTAGGCGGCGGCGGCGAGGGCGGAGACTGGGGCCGCCTTGTAGATGGCCCGGAGCGTCCCGGCCGACACGTCGATATTGGAGGCGTACTGCGCCTCGTCGGGGGGCACCAGGTGGGGCGAGAGCAGCGTGTTCATGCCCTTCAGGAAGGGGCCGACCGATACTTCGAAGGGCTTGGGCATTGGAACCTCACAGGTGGCGGTAGGGGATGGTCAGCGAGCCGGAGGGCATGTTGCCGACGCAGCGGGTCACGTAGTCGGCATACTGCGCGCCGTGGTCCTGCACCTTGACCGGCTCCTTGTACTCGAAGTCCTTGGCGTAGGCCTTGGCGAGCGCGTAGTGGACCAGCGCGATGTGGTAGGGCGCGGGGATGGGCGAGGGGGAGTCGGTCCCGCTCGAGAGCCTGGGCAGCTGCTTGGCGTAGTAGGCCGTCAGCGAGGCCGGCGCGGCCGGGTAGGGATAGACCCGCAGGGCGTAGAAGCCGTAGGGGCCGTAGATGTACTGGTAAGGCGTGCCGGTCTCGGCCTCCCAGCCCTCCCAGAAGAAGGACTCGATCGAGGTGAGATCCAGCGCCTCGCCGTTGCGCGTGACCCGCTCCAGCGAGAGCAGGTCCGCGGGCAGCGTGTAGAACGCGTTCGCCGGGGTCGTGGCGGCCACCGAGAGGGTCGCCGTGGTGCGGTTGACCTTGGTGCGGTCGGCGAAGTCGTCCTGGGCCTCGTTGAGCCACTGGGTCAGCTCGGCGTCGCTCCAGCGGGTGGCAGATGGGTCTTGCAGGAAGACCCGGCACTGGGCGAGCAGTTCGGTCAGGGTCATCGGTGCCTCCTACAAGAGCCCGAGGGCGAAGCGGTCGGGCAGCGTGAGGGGCCGGCCGTACTGCTGGAGTGTGGAATCGAAGTCGAGGGCGTAGGTCTGGCCGCGGACGTTGGCAAGGATGCCCGCCGTCGCCTGGGCCATCTCGGCGTCGGAGATGGCCACTGAGGAGATGCGGAGGGCGTCGATGGGCTGGCCGAGCTGGGTAGTGCCCGCGTCGTCGCAGCCCAGATACAGCGTCGAACCCGCCACGTCGGGCGGCGTGCCGCTGGGCTTGGAGTCCTTCTTGACCCCGTCCACGAAGATGGCGACGCCGGAGACCGACCAGCGCAGGCCAATCGTGTGCCAGCCCCTCGAGAGGGGCAGCGGCGCGTTGACGACGGTGGCCGTGCCGGACCCGTTGACCGTGCCCGCGAGGATCGTCCCGCCCGTATCAAACCGGGCGATGACGCGGTTCCACGGGTTGCCGCCGTAGTAGAAGATGTAGTGCGCGGCGGACGGGTTGGTTTTGAGGATATCCCCGTCCACATACGCCCGCACGATGATCGTCCCCTGGCTCGGGTTCAGCACGTTGGCCGTGGGGATGGTCAGGGTCTCGGGGGAGCGGGTGGCGGTGGCCGAGGTGGTGGGGATATGGGCCGTGAGGTACGCCTTGGCCTCTAGCTGGGCGCCCCACACGATGAAGTTGGCCGTCGCGGCCGAGTTTGCGGTCAGATACACGCGGACCTGCGTGCAACCGGCCGGGGCGGTGAATGTGACCGAGACACGCGACCATGCAGCGGCGTTGATCTGCGCCGAGAAGTCCGTAGGGCCCGTGATGAAGGCCGCGCCGGTGTTGTTGTAGACGGCGTGAAACGAGCCGGTCCCGCCGTTGTTCTTGGCGAAGAACGAGAAGGTGTAAGTCGTTCCGGCCGTCACGTTGACGTTCTGATAGATGAAATTGGAGCCCGAGGCGAAGCTGAACCCGGTGGCGGTTGGCGTCCCATCCGGCGCCGCGAGTCCGGTCGTCAGGGTGGTGCCCGACTTGATCCAGAAGCCATTTATGAAGTCCTGCGACCACAGGACCAGGTTCGTCGTCCCCTCCTCCACCATCACCCCCACGCTCCCGGCGATGCCCGGGAAGCGGGGCGCGCCGGAAGCCACGGAAGCCCCCGTGTAGGGGTCGTTCGCGGCGGAGGGGCGGGAGAAGGTGGGGTTGCCGGGGGTGGCGTTGATCCGGCTCACGCGCCGGGAACTGAGCCGGGAGAACAGCATGGGCTTACTCCACCGCGCGGGCTTGCACGGCGCCCGTGAAGGTCGGGGACGTGCCGCCGGTGAAGGAGGCCAGGGCGACCGTGATGTAATGCGTGTAGGCCTCGCCGACGACGTAGGGCATCACCTTGCCCGCCGTGATGTCGGAAGCCGCGATGGTCCAGCTGCCGAGGAAGTCGCGGGTCGAGTCCAGGCGGTTCCAGCGGTAGATGTCGAAGGTCACGGCCGTGGGGTTGGCCGTGCCGCCGACCGAGGCCGAGTCCAGGCGCAGCTCAACCAGGCGCGAGATGCGGCCGCGCGGGGCCATCGTATCGAGGCCCTCGAGATCGGTGAAGCTGGCGACGGCGCTGGGCTGGGCGTCGGCAGAAGCCTGGGCGGCGTAGGTCTTGACGGTCTTGAAGTTCTGGGCCACGGGCTAGGCCTCCTTCTTGGGCTTCTTGGGAGCGGGCTCGGCCTCGCTGATGTGGGGCACCGCGAGCAGGGTGGGCAAGAGGCCCGCGCCCACCTCGACGGGCTCGCCCTGGGGAAGCTCGAGCGCCGGTTGCGTGACGTGCAGCGTCAGGAGGGCCTGGGGGCCGGTGTAGCGAACGAGGGGCACGGGTGGACCTCCGAAACGAATCAGAGGCCCCCAGCGAGACGCCAGGGGCCAGGGATGGGGTGTTTGCTTTCTAGGACGCCAGGGGGTAGTAGGTGATCACGACCTCGGCGGCGCCGGCCGTCGCGGCCGTGCCGGACTGGTTGTAGGTGACGACCACGGGCGAATCGGCCGTGACCATCCGGCCGCTGGCCTTGGCGTAGCCGCCGACCGTGCCGGGGGTCGAGTCGCCGGTGTCGGCGAACAGGTTGGCCGTGGTGCCGTCGCCGACCTTGAGGGTGTTGGTGGTCGCGGCGTTGAAGGCGGTCGTGATCGCGATGTAGGTCGAGAGCACCACCGAGTTGGCGGGGATCTGGGCGGTGGCCGTGGTGGTGGAGCCGTTGGCGCCGAAGACGACGGGAACGCGAATCGCGTTGATGACGGGCGAGTCCGCAACCTTGCGGGGCTGGTAGGTAGGCATCTGATTTGCTCCTCAAAGCAGGCGGCCCCCGACCGCGAGGATCGGGGGCCTTTGGGGGCTAGGCGGTGTAGGCGGTATCAACTGTGAAGGCGCCGAAGTCCTTGCCGTTGAAGTTCAGCTTCTTGGCGCCGACGATGGTCTTGACCGCGAAGCCGACCTGGTTGTCGTAGTCGAACTGCTTCTCGGTGTACTTCCAGCGCCCGCCGCCATCCGTGGTGCCGCCCACGCCGCCGAAGGCGATGGCGCCGGCCTGCGCGCCGAGGATCAGGGCACGAGCCGCGCCGACGTTGGCGCCCGCGCCGTAGTCGCTGAACAGCACGCCGCAGTCCAGCGTGCGCAGGACCAGGCCGTTCCAGATGCCGAGCGCGCCGGTGAACAGCGGGTTGTCCCCGCCGCGCTCGGCCGCGTTCTGCTGGGCGGTCTTCCAGGCCGAGTCCTGGCGCAGATCATACTCCTGCTCGGGGGTCAGGAAGCAGTGGAAGTACTTCTGGCCGTTGATCATCACCGGGCGCATCGCCGCGCCGTTGTTGATCAGCAGCTTGATCTTGCGCACCGCCAGATCAAGGACCGCCGTCGACATCTTATCGGAGGCCGTCAGGCCCGCCTTGGTGCCCGCGCCCGCGATCAGCTGGTGGCCGGAGTCGGGCGCGGTCAGCGTGTTGCCGGCGTGACCGGTGTAGGTCGTCGGCAGGATCAGATCGCCGGTGCGCACGCCGCGGGCGCCCGAGAGCGCGTAGGCGAGGAACTCGGTGCTGATCTCGCGGCCCCAGACGGCGAGCGCGGGGCCGGCCTCGGAACGCAACTTGAGCGCCGAGCGCTGCTCGGTCATCTGGCCGTCCAGGCGCACGGCGTGGCGCTTCTGGTCGATCTTGACCGTGTCCTGGTAGAAGGACATCGCCTCCTCGTTGCCCTCGAGCGTCGAGTCGCCGTCGACGCCAAGGCCCGCGAGCTTGGCGCGCAGGTTGACCTTGACGGTGTCACCGGCCTGCTTCTGCAGGTCGGTGATCATCTGGATCACGGAGTCGGACGAGGTGCCGATCAGGGGGGCGAAGGGGTTCTGGCGCTCCGCGATCGTGGAGATCAGACGCTCCTGGACGCGGGTGGGGTTCAGATTCGAACCGGTGAGAACCTGGGTGGTAGCCATTGTCTAGCCTCCTGCGCGCAAGGCGCGAGAATGCCCCTAGCCGCCGAGGGCGCGCTTGTACCAGCTGTCGAGCTGCTCCGGGCTCATCGCGGCCAGCTTCTGGCTCGAGATCCCGGTGTAGCCGTCCAGATCCGGGTCGGGCTGGGCGTGGGCCGCAGCCGGGATCGCGCCGACGTGCTTGGGGGCGGTGGGTTTCTGGGGCGTGAGGCGATGGGCGATGGCCTGTTGCTGCGCGGCGGTCTGCTCGGGAGAGGGACCCATCAGCCGGCGGCCGAACTGGTAGGCGGCCTCGGCGGGATCCGGCTCCGCCAGGAACGCCTGCAAGTTGACCGCAGGACCGAGGGCCTTGACCGCGTCGATCACGGCGTCGTAGTCCGCGTACTTCTGGCGGGCGTAGGACTCCGAGAGGTTGACGCGGGTCTCGACGAGCTGCTGCTGAGCGCGAGTGGCGACCATCTGCTGGTACTGCTGCAGCCGGGCCGAGGCCTGCTCCGGGTCGTAGGTCGCCAGCTCGGCGAGCTCCTCCTGGATGCGGGCTTGCTCGGCGAGCTGCTGCTGCATCGCCTGCTGCTGCTTGAACTGGTCAAGCTGCTGCTTGAGCGTGGCGATCTCCTGTCGGTAGGCCCTGAACGCCTCGGCGGGCTTGCCGCCGGGCACATTGGCCTGCTGCTGGGGGTCGCCTTGCTCGTCCACCGAGTCGCCGGTCGAGGGCTCCTCGCCCTCGGGAGTGGGGACCGCTTCCTCGTGGGTGGGCGTGGAATCATCGACCGTCGCCGCGGGCGTCAGGTCGACCTCCGGGTAATCGGCGCCGAGCGCCTCAAGGGAACCGGCTTCCAGCCCTGCGTAGAGATCAGACATGGGTGTCCTCCTGCCGCTGTCCTCCGCGGCGCGAGTGGGTGGGGGCGCTCTGGCCCCTCGCCGGGTGCCACCGGCCAGGCTGTGAAGGGCAAGAGAAAAGCCCCGGCCGAATGGCGCGGGGCGGGTGGGATGAGGTGCCGGGGGATGAGCCCGGCGGTAGACCGATCACCTCCTCGTGGTAGGCCACTTGGGCGGTCGTCAGTCGAAGCGGGAGGCGGGGAATCGAACCCCGCTCACCGGGCCTAGAAGGCCCCTCCCATCTGGTCCAGCGGTAGCGATTCCGGCGGCCCAGAAGACGGAACCCCGCCGGGAACCATCCCAGGCGGGGCGAGAGTCGGTTGAGGCATCGGGCCAGGCGGCACCCCCTGGACGGTCATCGGGGGCGGTTGCAGGGCCTGCTCGAGCTTGGCGGCCATCTCGTCGGCGCCAGCCCAGTCCGAGCTCCGGATCAGGTCGGGCAGGAACAAGGGCTTCAACTGGTCGGGCACGTAGGCCATCAGCTCGATGCGCTGCTGCATCTCGGCCTGGCGCTCGGTGTCCGACTCGCCCACGTCCGAGACCTCCACGTCGAAGCGCAGCTGGGTGATCGGGTTGGCGAATGCCTCCCCCAGCCAGTCGAGGGACTGAGCAGCCCCGACCTTGATCGCCTGGGCCTCGATGATGCGGGCGAGCTTGGCGGGCTTGTAGTAGCGCTGCATCAGCGCCAGCAGGTACTCGCCCATTACCTCGCGGGCCGCGCCCAGGTTGTCGAAGACCTTGGCGAGGTTGAGCGATTGCTGCATCACGCGGCGGTCGATGGCCTTGCCCGATTGCTCGTTCGACTTGTCGCCGTAGGCTGCCTCGTTGTTGCCCACCACGTCGTCGATCTCGCGCCGGGAGGTCTCCATCAGGTTCATGTAGCCGGGCAGATCCGCCTTGTCAGAGCCGACCTGGATGTCCGCGGGGCTCGGCACCTCGGCCACGAAGAACGAGCGGGCGAGGTCGCGGGTCAGCTTCAGCAGCTTGCCGGGGTTCAGCGCGCCCTCGCGCACGATGGCCCAGCGGCTGCGCTGGCTCTCGTTGGCGCGGGAGCGGTTGACGTTCAGCTCGCGCTGCGGCCACTTCATGATCCGGATCAGGCCGTGGGGCATCCCCAGGCGGTCGCGCTTGCACCAGACCGGCACGAAGGGCGAGCCCTCCCAGGGGTAGATCGACTCCTCGAGCGAGAGGATCGCCCCGCCGACCATGATCGCCACCTTCCAGACCTTCCGGGTCTTCTCGACCATCTGGCCGCCCATCGTCGCGAGCGCGTAGGCGTGCGCGTCGTGCTCGGGCTCGACCAGCTCGCCGTCCTCCATCTCCATCAGCGTGACGGTCTTGTGTTCGAAGAACCAGTGCTCGCGCACCTCGACGCGCCGCGCATCCCCCTCGCCGAGCGGCGCGTCGGAGACGAAACCCTTGCCGGTCGTGCCGTCGTCGCGGTTGTCGTAGTCGCCGATCAGATCCTGCTGGTGCTCGGCGTCGAGCGCGTCGGGGCGAGCGGCCCGGTCGATCAGGGCCTCCTTGGCAGGGTCGCCCCCTGCGTACTGGCTCTTGGCGTCCTCGGGGCTCATCTTTCGCCGGCGGATCACGTAGCGCACATCCGAGAAATCCCACTTGCGCGAGTAGGGGTCGAACAGCATCTCCTCGTAGGGCACCGCCTCGAGCTCGATGCAGTCGCCGACCAGCTTGGAGTCGTCGTAGCCGACCCGCAGCCAGCCCATCGGGCCTTTCAGGGCGTGTTCGAAGGCCTCGGAGATCACGTAGCGGGCCTTGGTCTGGTCGGCCACGTACTTGAGCGCCTCGGTCATCGCGTGGGCGGCCTGCACGTCACTGGCGCCGCGCGGGTTGACCTTCCAGTCGAAGCGGCCCTGGCGCTCGCGACCCGAGACGTTGTCGGTCGCCTTGGAGATCTGGTTGATCACGATCGGCGGGCGGCCCTGGCTCTTGAGCTCCTCGATCTGCTCGCGGGTCCACTGGTGGCCGTCGTAGAAGTCCCAGTCCTCGCGGGCCTCGGCGTAGCACGGCGCGAGCGCGCGTCTGGCTTCGCTGAACTGCGCGCAGAGCCGGGGCGCGAGGGCAGGATCGGGCGCGCTCTCCTGGGCCTTGACGGCGCCATGCTCGACCGGGGCTTCGTTCTGTTCGTCCATCATCCCGTCCATCACGTCACCGACCAATCATCGCCAGCACCGCTCCACGAATCGCGCCAGCCCTGGCGCCCACGCGGCTCGGCCTCGGGCTTCATCGCCTCCCAGCGGAAGGTCATCACGAGCGCATCGGCCAGGTTCGGCGACCGCACGCCACGCTTCGCCATCTGGTCCTTGCTCTCGATCTGAATGAGGCCGGCCGAATCGAGCTTGTAACCCGGCGTGGAAAGCTCCTGGACCAGCTTGTCGCGCCACTCACGCCGCACCTCCGGGTTGATCGCCGGGGCCTGCTTCTCGAACCAGCCGCGGGCTCGCCACCAGAGCGCGTCCTTGAGGCGCCTGCACCTCGGTTCCGGGCTCTCCTCCTGCACGTTGACCGAGACCGCCTGCCAGGGCAGGTGCGTGTTCTCGTTCAAGTAGGCACGCAGCCCGGAGGCCACGCCCGCGCCCACGCCGATGGCGTCCACGAACAGGTAAAGCCGGTGCCCTGCGCCCAGCCGTTCGGCCTGCTGCTTGGCGATGGCGATGATGCGATTCTTGGTGGCCTCGAGCTCCAGGCCCTGCCACTCCTCGAGGTGGACGACGTTGCGCCCCTCACGCACCGCCACGGCGCTCTTGTCCGAGCCGAACTCGGCGATGTCGCAACCCAGGATAATGGCGCCCTTCTCTTCCGGATAAAGCGCCCGCCCGTTCGCCGGGGCGATCCAGGCCCGGGGGATGGTGACGGACTCGCGCGCCGCCGCATAGTCGATATCGACCTCCTGGGCCAGCGTGACGGGGTCCAGTGTGTCCTTCATCTTCTGGTACCAGGCGTCATCCTTGCGGGGGTCGTCCCTCCAGTGAAAGCGGAAGACTCGATCGGCCGGCCAGGTGGTCACCTTCGTGTGGAAGGGGTTGCCCTCGCCGTTGGCTGTCGATACCGAGACCACCACGTCCGAGTTGTTCGAGACCGCAGCGTCGACCTTCTGGGGGCGGTCGATGAAGGCCGCTTCGTCCACGAAGTAGATCCTCGAGCGGCCGCCACGGCCCATGTTGTCGCCACCCTCGCCCGTGATGGCCCCGCCGTTGACGGGGTTGAGCAGGCGCAGGTAGTTGTCGTGAGCCTTGGAGAAGCCCGCCGGCAGCATCCAGAGGGGCAGGTGCTCGATGATGAAGCGCACCTTGGCGAAGATGGTATCCGGGTTGCCGAGCTGGTCGACCAGGCCTTCCTTGCGGGAGCCGAAGGCGATCTTGGCCCCGAAGAACAGCCAGCGATGCACCGCGAAAGCCGCGCACAGCCAGGTGAAGCCCACGTCGCGGGATTTCTCGGCCACGCCGTGGACGCCCTCGCGCTCGAGGTACTCCAGCCAGCGCAAGAACTCCTCCTGTCGGGGGAAGAGGTCGAAGGGCATCGAGGAGGGTGTCTTGCGGGGGTCGTAGGTCCAGACCCAGTCATTGACCCACATCACCACGTCCGCGGCGCAGGCCTTCATCGTCAGGCGCTGGGCGGTGCGGTCCTGCTTGATGCGGATGGCCCTAGCGGCACGAATCGCGATAGAGGCGGACAGCTTCGGCGGGGTCCAGGGCTTCGAGGGCTGCGAGGTCGAGGGGTTCGCCACTTGCATTGCCGCTTGGCTCATCTGGCTTCCCTCCTTCCTTCGGTGCTGTCAGCCCGCGCGCCAGGCGCTGGCCCTCGGTGGCGGCTTTCACCGCGCCGGCCCATTCCTTCAGGTCCTTTGGCGAGTCGATGGCGGGAACCTCGAAGACCCCGCCCTCCTTGTCCACGATGCGGCGCGTGCCTCCCAGCATCGCCTCCGCCTTCTGCAGCATCGCCTGCCACAGGTGGAAGTGCCGGCGGGTCAGCTCGCCGGCTTCTTCCAGGATGACCTCCGCGATTTTCTCGGGGAGTTTCTGTTGCACCGTGGTTGCAACCTGGTCGCGTTCCTCGCGCCACTTCCCGCGGTGGATGCGGCTTTTCAGCGTTGCATCGTTCACCCCGTGTTTCTCCACGAGGGCATCCACGGTGGCGCCGGCTAGGAACTCGGCCTTGATCGCTCCCCAGTCGGGTGGCTTCTTCCTCGGCACATTCGCACGTCCCTTTCCCGGCCAGCAAAAAGCGCCCGCCTCGCAATGGAGACAGGCGCTTAAGATTGCTTTACATTCAACCGAGCGTTTCGCTTCTACAAATATACCCCATGGTTGCCGGGTCCGTGACCGTTTCGTGCGCCATTGATGCGCCTTTTACGGTTCAGGGCCTGTAGAGCGCCCGGTTCCTCGCCTTCATCCGGTAGCCCACATCCCCCAGCCGCTCGCCCCAGTGCTCGAGGAGCCAGGCGAGGCGGATCAGGTGGCCGGCGGCCCACACCTCCAGCAGCCTGACCATCACAGCACCCGATTGAGCGCGCTGATGGTGTTCTGCCCGATCTGCGTGTGGGCGTAAATCTAA